TTCATCTTTACCTTTACCAAGGTAGTCCCTACAAATTCCATTTAAATCGTATCGTAATCTGTTTTCATTTATAATCGCAGCAGCAATCATTGTGTCAACAATCTTACCATTAATTTTAATACCTAATCTACGTAACCAACACACGTCATACATTGCATTATGAAATATCTTAGTTGAATTGGTATTCATTTGATCCTGTAACCATTTAAGGACCATCTTTCTGTCTAAGTTTCCTCCGCCTTCGTGAGCAATAGGATAATATGCACACCAATCGTGTGTAGCTAAAGATATTCCTACAACATCTCCAACTCCTATGACAGAACCAGAACCCATTCTTTCGTTTAGGTTTGGATCTTTTGTTTCTAAATCAATTGCTATCTCGTCATATTTAGATAGATCTGGAAAGTCTGTTGGCGCGGTCCATTCTGTTTGTGGTTTAAATATCGGTATCTGCATAGTCCCTTTCTATTGCCATCTCACAGTAATGGATTGCCTTTAATAAATCTTCCTTCTGATTTTTCTGCTTGTGCCTACACAAGTATTTAATAGCATTCCCTTCCGCAAACGGTATATTGTTTTTGTTGATAAATTCACTAGGCTGAATGACCATCGATTGATAGTGGGATCCACCTATTTGCTTTTTGTATGTTTTGCTCATATTCTAAAACTTTTGTATATATCTTTCGGTTTAACAATATGTAAATGTTCTTTCGTCCTAGTTGCACCTACATAAAATAATCTGTTTTCATCATCAGGATTTCTTTCATAATTTGTTTGAGTATTTCTACTTAAATCAGTTAGAAGAACTACATTTTGTGATTCTCCTCCCTTTGCTCCATGAATAGTAGATAATAAAATTCTTGGTTCTTTATTCAACTGTTCTCCGTTTTCTCTCATCCTTCTAATATATCTAACTCTTTCTTCGGGAGCTTGATCAAATGCTTCATACCATATTTGTTTAGTATTTAAACCTTTTTTATCATAAAGTTCATCTAAAGAATAAAAACAGTCTTTATCTAAATATTGTAAGTTTTCTTTTTGATATTTGTCTGGAGACATATAAGAAGCAATTCTTGTAATTTGATCTGCATTTATAGGTTTGCCTTTACGCGCTGATTCCCAATCAAATATTGCATCATATAAATCTTGTTCGTATGCTTTCTTAAATTTATTTCTGTAGAACATTCCCCTAGAGTATAGAACATTTTCTAAATCGTTCAACATATATCTAGTTCTAGATAAAACTAACCATTCTCCTTTTGACATATCTATGTTTTGAAAATCATGGTAATAGCTTAAAGCACCTTCATGCACTCTTGGTTTCCATTCTTTATGAATTCTATTAGAAATTCTTCCAACTATATTCATTGCCACATCATGCACAGCTCTTGGTACTCTGTAAGATTGAGTAAGATTTAGTAGTTTTCCTTTTTGAGTAATGAAACTATCTACGTCTGCACCAGCCCATCTAAATACAGCTTGATCATCATCACCTGCTATAAAACTGTCTTGTGTTTTATCCCATATAGATTTAGCCATATTCCATTGAACTCTTGATAAATCTTGAGCTTCATCTAAAAATACAACATCAAATTTTGGCGAAGCATCTGAGTTTACAAACTCTGTGATCATGTCTGTAAAATCAATAAGATTATATTCTCTTTTGTAAGCTTTTAATTCATTATAACAAATGAGAAGATCCCTTAACGAAATGTCTTGAGTGTGTTGTTTTAAATTATATTGCTGCTCAGGTGTAATACTTTTTAATTTTGCCAGTTGAATAATTCTAAGAATATCACTATTAGTGCTAAATATTCCTGTATGATCGTTATCGTATTCGTGATAATCCAATCTTATATTCATTTTTTTTCCTAGATCTTCATAATGTTTAGATTGCATTACGTTTTCTTTTTTTAATCCTAATCTTCTAAAGGCTAATGAATGTAAAGTTCTAAAGTAAGGTAAATCATCCTCACTAAAATTAAATTTTTTCATTGCTCTATCTCTAGCTTCATAAGCTGCTTTTTGTGTAAAAGAAAAGAAACCAATTTTATCTGGGTCAGTATTTTTTAAATACTTATCTACCTCATTTAATAATGTAGTAGTTTTTCCTGTTCCTGGTGGTCCTAATATAATTGTTTTCATAATGTAACAAATATCCATGCGGCTGTTACCACAACCAATAATAACAATTCATCATTCATTAAGATACATCCTTTAAATTAAAATGACTTCTTTCATCTTGGCTGAGATCTCCTTTAATTAACACATTAAAAGCTAAAGATATTCTAGTATCAAAACTTATATTACTTGTAACACTATGTAATAAACTTGATGGAAACAATAATAATTTACCTTCCTTTAAAGGTATTGTCCACGTAGATGAATTATACTGATTATATTTTTCAAAAGGCACATTAAGTAATGGTAGCACCGATGAATTCATAGAAGAACTATGGAAAACTATATCTCCAGAATTTGGAGGTGTTTTTATATATAAGACACCACTTAAAAAACTATTTAAATGAAAATGACTATTAGAAAAATGATTAGCTTCATGAAACATAATCCAAGAATTTTTAATATAGAAATCAATATCTTTTCTAACACAAAGAATGTTATTCTTGTAATATTCAATTTCTTTTAAAATTTGTTT